CTCGACTGCCCGGTAGGGCGGCAAAGACTCAAACTCCCCGTCCAAAGGAGCTAGGGACCGTAAAACGGACCATGCAACCAGGACATCCTCCCTAGGAGGGAACGGAGCGAGAAAAGCCTTTGCTGCCACGGGTTTACTCCCGCGAACGGAGGCAAGGTTCCTCAGAAGAAACCGGAACTCGGAATCTGAGGCACCCCAGGGGCGATTATCAAAATTGTAATCGTATCGATGAAACTTCGATGACGACCGGGCCACGCAATAACGAATCGCGTTCCTGATATAATTCGCCCCCTGCCAACCTTTCGCCCACTTCTGCGAACCTAACTCCAGCGAGCTCATAAAGAGCTCCTCCTCGCTTAAGGCCGATAGTTCGTGACGCGAGACAAAGTCTGCGTCGTAACCGACTTCATGCCTTTTAAAAGCAGGAGGAAGCTCAGTGAGCGGTAGCTCAAGGAGATCATAGAGTTTAGATAGGCGCCGTGCCAGTAGGCCCCGGAAGCCGAGAGAAACAGGTGATACACCCGAGGAACGGAGTTCCCCGAGGTGCCACTTAAAAAACTCCCGGCCAGCCCGGAACCTTACGTCAGGATCAGCACATCCCAAAAGAAAAGACGAGAAAGTCATTCCCAGGGAATTAGGACATTCCGCAGGACGGAACATGCCGAAACGCGCTGACCAGCACGGTTCTAAGCCATTCTCCACCCAACGCAAAAGGGTAGAGTTAATGGTCGCCCAATCTTCCTCTACTGACGTCTTTGACGACTCGACCTGCAGCCCAACAGAAGAGATAGAAGATTCCCACTTAGAGAAGTGGTTGTCTTTCTGGAAAAGAATATCATCTCCATTGATCAGTACGGGTACCTTCTTCTCCTTATCTGAAAGCCCCCGAAGAGACCACCTAAATGCAAGGTAGTTCTGGAGGCAAAGCAGAGGGAAAGAAAGGTAAGAACCCATCATCTGACCTGTTGAAACCCTGACATTATGCTCGTCGTCATCTCCATAAAAAAGGAGAGGGCGAAGAGCAGCCAGGGCTCCCTCAGTGATAGCACTAGGGACGAAAGCTGCTTGGTCAAGCAAAGACCGCAGTATGACCTCGGCGACTTCTACTGATAGACCATCAGTAGCAGACTTGTAGTCGCCAGAAACCAACGCTCCCTTGTCCTTGCGAAATCCCGCTTTCCAAAGTCGCTGACGAGTGGGAGGACCCACCAGCAACCAAGGAAACCTCTTTAAATGACCATAAATGGTCTTATGAAGCGGCTTCAGAAGCAAAGCTGAAGATTC